GGATCACCGTCATTCCTGGCCTAAATTCATTTTCCTGCTTAATTAAATCAGTGGTATCTAACTCAGGGTTGCCGCGTGTATCATACTCATACTCCACGGGCAAGGCATAATATGAAGCCAGCCAATTCGCCAACCGTTCTGCGTCCGACTCCTTTGAAATAATAGGATTAGACCACTCAATGTCTTTCCCCTTATCCGAAATGTGTTTTACAAATTTCTTTTCGACCCATTGATATTTTCTACCCAATATTTCGAGTTTGTATGTTCCGCTTTCAAGGAACCGCACTGTCACATAGTATGCGCCCGACTCTTTCGAGACAGCTTTCCCAGCAGAACCATTCAACCGAATAAAAAATGAATAAGACGGATCATCCAGCAGAAAGGTTTCGATCTGATCTTTCTTAACCGTGATAGAATCCTGGGTAAAAAGAACGGATTGAGTTTCTTCCGAATTATACTCAAACCAGCTAACATAAAGGTCTTTAATCCGCTCTTGTTTAACGGTTTTAGGTGAAGATAACATATCCGCCTTTTCCATAGTAAAATCGCTTACATCATTCGATAAGGGCCTGATCTTTATCTGACCATTGCGATCATATTCAATCATGCTGCAAGCCGCGTTGGCAATAATTTGCAATGCCTCTCGACATGATACTCGAGGAACAGGAAGATAACTGCGTACATTTTTTAGAGAATCGTCAATGTAATATTCATCAACCCCAGCGAACTGTAAAACCTCATTCGCCATTGAATACAGGGTTGCCGCACGTGTCACATCAGACACTTTTCCTTTGTAGTAATCTCCTGCTAAATTCCGTAAAGTGTCCTGGCACTTGATAGTGGCAGAAGTATCGTTTGCTTCCCATTCCGCACACTCAAAAACTCCACCAGAGATCCACTCAATTTCATCTGCTCCCGGAGTTTTATACCCATACTCCACCTTAACCGGTTGCCCGCTTTCGAGATAATTGATAACAGACGTTGAATTATCAAGATCAAACGCATGATTGTAATTTTCCAGTTGTACTGAAAAATCAATTTGCGGCAACGCCTCAGAAATTAACGAAGTGTAACTGGATTGATTTGCGCTAATTATGGTTGTATTATCAAACTTCATGCCGAAACCAAACATAATTGAATAAATACGCAACCTGCTTTTCGGATTTTTCATAGCAGTGAATATCATCGTGACCGTAGTAGCTCCAAGGAAAGCCTCATCCGTGATCCACTGAGAATCACTATTTCCCCTGACCTCTAATGTCTGGCCCAAATCAGTTTTGACATCGAAATCGATTGGATAATTGTCCCCAAAATCGATGGTCATACCCTTAAAATCAATCACGCCTGAATTCATCTGAATAACAACCGTGCAAGGAGCCTCGGACACTAATTTCTCTGAGACCAGACAGCTATCGTATGCCGAATTTGCCGATAAGAATCTCATACTTCCGTCCACCCTCATGAAATTCTCTTCGAGAGTAGCGTATGTAGACTCGTATGAGTGATTAACGAACAAATTGTCGGCATTAGAAAAATACGCATAATCACCATCAGAGACAGTAGAATTTGCTTGAGCTTCCTGATTGAATAAACCAAATGAAACCCGAATGTACGCTTGTTCACGAAGAGTAGACTTCATACTCTCTTTATAAGCGTCCGATACCTGTTGCATTTGTTCAGCTCCTATCTCCCAGTGTCAATTAAATTGACCTTACAATCTTTATAGTGTGTGGGCTTACCATTGGAATCCACCCAATATGGTTGTGCGGTTCGATCTCCACAATACATCTTAATGGTCTTTCGCTTATTGGTCACCGGATCAGAAAAAGTAACATCAACGAAAAAGTTATTTAGAATCCCCAAAATCTTAGACCATTGAGCAGCCGTTAAAAACGGCCACTCAAGTCCATCGATTTTGTACTGATCTCTGCCCACCTTCTGTCCAACAACAGCACCATTGGCGTTACGACCACTGTTCACTACGGTTGTAACTACTATACTCACTCCACGTTTAGATGGAGGTAATTCGTACCCGTTAATTGCAATATAGGCCATTTCAGCACCTCGTTATTTGATAAAATTATACCCATTGGCTTTTTGCTGAGTGCGTACAACATCACTAACCACTCTGTTACCAATCTGAACCAGCGTTTGTTCGTCCTTGTCAGCCTGTCGCTTCGTGTCACTGGCAATCTCTCTCAGGGTAGGCTCAATGGTGTCATAGTAGAAATCTCTAAAGCCCCGGATAAAACCGTCACCGTTCGTTTCTGCTTCGTAAGAGCGCCGAGAGCTCTCGTAAACAGACTGTGACAAACTGTTCGCAGGATCATATACAGACGGAGACCTTAACATATCTTCGCTAATATCATTAGCACTAACTATCACCGCATTGATCACACCGTTAGCGCAAGTAATCAAATCACGAGACATGCTCTGCCAATAACCAGTAAACTGATTCATTCCACTGACAATGGAACTCTGCATTACCTGAGCCAACTGAAAACGGTTAAGAACCTCGGTTGTACCATTCACATGGCCTA